GTAGGCGAAGCAATCGTAGGCGAAGCAATCGTAGGCGAAGCAATCGTAGGCGAAGGCAGAGGCAGACGACGACGCGTTTGCGGGCGAGTCATGGTGTTTCTTAGTCGAAATCCTCTTTGCGGTGCTGGTTGGACTGGAGAAGACGGTGTAGAACGCCTCCTTTGTTGATGAGAACGAATAATAGACGAAAGCATATACATATCATTGCATTGTATTTTAAACAAGAAATTATACGTCAAATGGATTTTCTGGTTTTGTTGGGTGTTGTAGGTTGGAGGTTGAATTTCACTTTTTTAAATGTATTGTTTTTTTTGGCAATTTTAACTTGATTTTGTTTCTGAGGTTTGGGTGCTTCTTCTTCTTCTTTCCGCGAAAAAAATAGCAATATACAATTATGTTCATTAAATAATTCAATACCTGGTTCAAAGGGAATGTCTTGAATCTGGTTGTAAGACGTTAAAAAATCAAATGAGTCTGGATGTCTACAAAACTCTTTGATTTTTGATTCTTCTAAAACGGGTTCATATTTATAGATCCCAGTCAAATCAAATGTTTTAGAATAATGTTTGTTGTTCTTCAGTACCAGAGAAAGCAATTCTTTACGAGACATTTTATTATGGTTCACATGGATTTCATATTTTTTGTAGTTTAATAATTTATGATTTTCACTATAAAAAATATAGCAGGTCAATATTTCCAAGTTCGAGTTTACTTGGAAAATATCGCTGTTTTCTAAAATAGAATCAAGATTCTCTAGAATATCTTCACTTCTAATTTGAATTACGCTGTCTGCCATTTCTATCTTGGCTTATTTTTAAAATAAAGATTGAACTTAATTATTGAAACTGTCATCGCTTTCGTATTCTTCCATTTCTTTCTCTTCATATTCTTCCTCTTCTTCTTCATAGAAGAGATTCTCGATATACTGTTGTATTTCTTCGGGGGAATATCCATCACGTTCCAATTCGTCCATCGTATTTTGAAGGAACCGGTTAGTAAAGATAGACGCCTGATGACGAAACTCCATATCAAACAAATATGATCTATGTTGCTGTCGTTCGCTGTCGCTCATCGTATCGTAATATGTGCCGTCTCTCTTGATATAAATCCATCCTTTGGGGACTTGACTCAGTATGTTGTTTGATCCCTTTGGGGCTCGGCGAAACATGTGCTGAAGTGCGGCGGTTCGGTAATCCATGGTGGAGGTAGTGGAGGTAGTGGGGGGTGTTGATTGGTGTATACGTTTCACGGTTCGAAGAGAATCAATTTTTTTATTGTATGACTTAATCTTTTCTTTGTATTGTATATAGAATTAATGTCTTTAATTGCCTTAAAACGTAAAGCGGGTACAAAATACGGTGGGCTGTCGTCGCGAGGCAATGTGGGATTTTCCCTCAACAATCCTCGGCGGGTGGATTCGCACCGCAACCAGGTGCAAACGCAAACGCCCATGAAGGGAAACGTTCCACGGGGGCATGGTACGTGTTGTGGAAAGTACAAGGTGGTTATCAACAAAAGTCAATATGCGAATTTTGACAACATGACGCGGACCTTTGTGGGTAATCAAGGGATCTCCGTGAAAAATTATCAGGGGGGCATATCCACGCGATTCAAGTGGATGAAGCGGGGATATCCTCACACGGTAGTGAAAAATACGACCGTCAATGATGCAAGTAGTTATATCACTAACAAAGCAAACACGGCGATTTGCTCCAATTTTGCCGAAGACGCAGAAAGCCAGGATTCGTGTGTTGGTAATCCAGGCTGTAAAAAGGCCGTGTCGACGACCATTGTCAAAAATGTCAATATTCTCAGTCAGAGTGAATATTTAGCGGGGAGGTTTAGAAGAAAAAATTGTATTGACGACGCAAATATGCCGGAAAGCATGAAGCCATCTCCGTTGCCAGTTTCGGGACCTTGTTCGTCGGGTTAATTTAATCATGGATACCATATTTATGTCTTACACTTAGTTCTCCAAAGGATTCGTGATTGGTGGTGTATTGCATGGGGTCGTATTCAAAGTAATGATCGTTCATGTGAAAGACAATCTTTCGAATCCCATAGGATTGGATCACCTTCAGGCATTTTACACAAGGAGCGGAGTTCGTGCTGGTTCCTGCATTCGAATAACGACTGATATAGAGCGTCGTGCGCTTCATGATCCGATTCAACTTATGTTTCTTTCGAATGTTTCTATGGTATATTTTACGGAGGACGTTCATTTCGGCGTGACAACTGCACTGATTGTCGATGAAGTTGTCTCGCGATGAATAATTTTTATGGGTGTTGTATCCAGATGCTATGACGTGCCCTCCATAGGTTGCGACGCACCCGTGCTTAAATAACATATTCGACTTTTCTGCGATACATAATGATGATGAGAATACCTGCTCCTGCTTACGTGATAACATGATAGGGAATATAGATAGAGGAGACTTCTACTTATTCAATTCAATTTTTTATATCTTAATAATACAACGATGAATTATGAGCCATTATTGTATTACTCAAAAAAAGTACCAAACCTTGAAAAAACGCATTTTTCGGCGCACGCGGAAACGTCTTAATCGAAAACAGGTTCGTCGTATCATTGAAAGTGAACCCGAAAAATATCTCAATGTGGATGAATTATACACCCACCGGTGCACAACGGGACTGGATGAGGATAGTGCGTTATTGCGAAATGTAAAACAACTCTCCTTGAATCACAGTAAAATGTTTTTAAAACCCAAGTTTGCCAAACGAATGGAACAGCTTAATCAGTTGCGAAAAGCGTGCTTGACAACGATTGGTAGTTCTAACATTGAACGGCAACGCAAACATCTTCATAGTGCACATCAGGCACACAAACATCAAGATATACTTGACATTGATCTGGAGTATTATCTGTATAAAGAAATGGGTAAACAATACGACAATTACCGAGTTTGTCACTTTTGTAAACATTATGATGTGCTTCAATTGGATAAACTGGCGACCCATTTTGACTTTCTGGATGTGAAATCATTTACGTATAACCCATCCAAGACGTGTTATTCTTTTTGTATTGATTTCATTGGAAATCGCAATTATCATTTTTTTGTAAAAGACGTGATCAATGGCGAATTGAAACATATTCCATTACATAAAGAAGGCGAGTCTTTTGTCTCTGTCCATCAAACCTTACAGCGACACTTGATTCCAAAGCAAATGAGTGAAAACTATGTGTGGATTGATGACGAAACAATTCTATATATTGCGAATAATAAGTTTTACAATACTTCGTCGTGCTACACCTATCACTTGAAGAAAAAGAAACGAAGGCTTACTTATTCTTGTATTACACATCGGGAGTTGAATTTGTTTGACACCCACAGTGGATTTTATGTGGTTTTAATGGCGTCGTCGTACCATAGTGACGAAATGTATTTGATTGATATTCAGGATCATAAAACGAAGCATCACAAAACCGCCACTTGTATTACGACGCCGGTGCTAAAAGACGCGCCGTTTGTTCAATACCCTTTTATAGATCACATTGATGCAACGTGGTATATTTTAAAGGATGATCGCGGCGTGTATACATTTATGAAAACCATGGATTTTTGTTCGTTTGAAACCCTGTTTGTCAAGGATGTCAAGGGGTTCTTTGTCTATGATGTGTATTATATGAACGATACATTTGTCTTTTTCTCGCGTGTAAAGAGCGCATCGCAGATCTTTTTGTATAACACTTGTAAAAAGCAATTGAAACGGATGACCATGGATATGTGTGATGTGCGCAACAGTTGCCACTTTGAGGTCATGCATTTTATTCCGGAACAAAACAAGTTGTATTTTTACAGTTCGTCGTTCACGAATCAGAACCGGTTGTTTTTCCTTGAAACGGACAAGGCGCAACATTCGCTTATCGAAGAAGTGATTGTTCCGAGGAAAAAGGGAGCAAAAGGATCAAGAGACAAATACGAAGAAAAAGTGGTGTATTTGAAGAATAACACGATTCAAATTACGATGCTGTATAAGAAGGGTTTGTCTCTGAAGAACTGTAAATGTGTGTTGTATGGGTATGGCGCCTACGGCGACCACTATGACGCGGTATTCAACGCGAGTAAATTACTGACCTTGTGTGATATGGGGTTTCTGGTGGTCATTGCGCACATTAGCGGGGATCGCACCCTGGGTTTTGACCAGCGGCGTGCGGGGATGTTGTTGAACAAGAAGAACACCTTTGTGGATTTTATTTACATTATCAAGCACTATTTGTTCAAAAAAGGAATCACATCCCGAGACAAATTGGCCATTTGGGGGCGGAGTGCGGGGGGGTTGCTCATTGGTGCGGTGTTGAATATGTGCCCGGACATTTGTGCGGTGGCGGTGTTGGGTGTGCCCTTTGTTTCGCCCTTTTTAACCATGCAGGATCACAAGAATCCACTGGCGTTTGAGTCGCACAGTGAGTGGGGTAATCCGTTGAAGCAACCGAACGCCGACTACATTGAATCGTACAGCCCGTATCAGAACATTCAACCAAACGGGGATTACCCGCACATGTTTATTTATTCCAATTTGAACGACACGCTGGTGCCCTACACGGAGCCGTATATGTACTATCAATCCCTGAAGAAAGAGGTTGGCGTGTTTCGGGAGGAAAAGAAGGACTTGTTACTGCACATTGAAGACAAGTTTGGGCATATGCAGGGATCGTCGGAAAAAGACAAAACGCGGCAATATGCGCTGATCTTTGCGTTTTTGGATAAGTATGTTTCGTAATGGATTTGATTTTAAATAAATGATTTTCATACATCATTTAAAAACCTAATCCTTTCCATATATACATACACATTTATGGAAATGATTCGCATGAAGGGGTTGTTTGACGACCATGGCGAAGAAGGCGATTACGCAAAGCGCAACGAAGTGATACTACGCAACATTGACTCCTTTTGGGAGGCCAACAGTGAGTCGGAATCGGAGGATTCGCTAGAAGGCGGAAGTGGAGGTGGAGATGGAGGTGGAGATGGAGGTGGAGGTGGAAGCGGAAGCAGAGGTGGAGGGGGCTCCTTGTCCTTTTCCAAACTCAAGCGCAAGATTCACCGCCAATACGACATGAGCATCGTGCACAAATACAGCACCGCCATGGACGTGTTTGTGCGGTACATCCAGTGCTACCATGTGCTCTATTCCGAAGCATCGTATTATTGCACCTGGAAACTCAACATGTTCATGGTGCCGTGCTTGTTTCTCTCCACGGCGTGCAGCGTATTGAGTTCGTTTCAGTTTGGAAAAGGAGACAAGGGAGACTGCGACGAGGGCAATTGGAACAACACCATGCTCTTGGCGATCTTGAACGGATTCATCACCTTTATGCTGGCGATTGTGAACTACCTCAAACTGGACGCCCATGCCGAGGCGCACAGTATTTCTTCCTACCAATATTCGAAACTCAAGGGGCAAATTGAGATTTATTCCGGGGAGTTGCTGCTCTATGAAAACGAATCCATCCTCACGGACCCCTACTATATTTCCGATCAACTGGCCATGTGGGACAAGCATCAAGGCACCTTAATCTACGGCAACGACACCAAGAAGAAATGCGAAGAGCGCATGAAGGTTTATGAGCGGTTATGCGCCGAAAAGAATACCAAAGAGTCCTTGTTTATTGAAAAAGTACAATCCATCATGGTGAGCATCAAAGAAACCCTGAAAAACGTGGAGGACAACAACAACTTTGCGCTGCCGCGCCACATTGTGGCAAAATACGCAACCATTTATTCCATGAATCTTTTCCTATATATCAAGAGCATTGACACCTATAAAAACGTATTGTTGAATGATCTGCGCAACGTCAAGAACGAGATGCGGTTTTACACGAAGAAGGGAAGAGACAAACAACCAGAGTACAAGGAGAAATTCATGACCTTGTATTCCAGGAAAAATGCGTTGTTGAACGACTTTTTTGAGTTGAACAAGGGGTACACGCTGATTGATTTGATGTTGCAACAAGAGTTGACGAATATTGAGCTGAGGAAGAGGTTCTGGGTGCTGTTTTGGATACATTCTGCGATGCAGTGCTGTGGGGGTGAGTCAAGGAGTATGAAGATGCTCCCGTTGGGATACAAACCTTGTACGCAAGTGGGAAGTTGCGATGAAGACGGGGTGTATTTGCTGGAAAGGGTATTGAAGCATTGAAAATGAATATGATTTAAACACATAGAGACAAAAGTGGGGTATATTGGATGAAGCGTATCACACTCGGAATCTTCTTTTTGTCTCTATGTATGGTTGGTATGGGGGAAGAAAGGGTGAGTGTTCGACGATTCCCGACTCCCCGTTGGGTGAAAATATGTAATTCCAGTCAGAAGTGGTATCACAACAAAACCATGGCTTTGAGTTCATATCTCAGAGACAATTTGGATGCATTGTATTTATGATTGAAATAAGGTGTGTCCCGCGGTGATGGCCGACGCATTGTTAAAGTATTGAAAATCTTTAAACACGGTGTCTTCGTCTAAATTACTTTTGAAATCCATGTAAGAATAGGGAGGTTCCTGAATGATGTCGCATATGTCTTGTCCTACATAAAAAGAATGGTTGGGATTATTCACGGTTAAATAGGTGTACATATCATTGTAGGGAACTGCTCCCCGATCCGTGTGTAATACAGATTCATTTGACTCACCGGTGCCTTCATTATGAAGACCCTCCACTGCACATGGGATAGAATATACACACAGGAACAATAAGATCAATAAGAGACAACAAGCACATCTTTTTTGAAATCGATTCATCTTGTATATATAGAATACACAATAGAATAAAGTTCATTTAATCGACAGGATTAAAGTAGTGATATAGAGACAAATTGGATGCATTGTTAAAGTATTTGAAATCTTGTTCCATTTCACTTTGGGAATAGTATTTTTTGAGGTTTATTTTATTAAAATACTCGGGAGTGAATGTGTCATAATTCGTGATATCTTCTATGGCGGTGCGTTGTTCAACGTTTGTTATTAAATCTGGATATTTGATGGATAGGGAAAAGGTTTCGTAGGGCAACGGAGCGGTTTCTGCGTAGCGCTTTTCGCCAAAATCACGCAATCCTTCGAGATTTTTATTTTTTTGAGGCGCCGTCGATATGATAAACAGGCACAATAAACTCAAGAACAAGATCTGTTTTGTGATTTTATTCATTTCTATACAATAGGGATAGAATAAATGTGTCGTCGTATAGTTGATGATTATTTTGAAATATATACCCGGTTGTCTCTATGGGTGTAGCGAGTGTGGGATCTGTGGGATTGTTTGGATCGATTCTTACCATGATCGTATAAAATATCGAATGATTTTCCAGTTGCGTGAAAATGACAAGACTAGTTGGGCTCATGCGGTGTATAAAAAATAATCGAAACTGTCGGGTGGCCAAATAGAAATGGGATTGGTTTCCTTGTTTCAATGTTTGAAACAAAAAATGTTTGAAATCGTGGTAGATGTTTTGGCACAAGTAGTGTTCCGTGAAAAATAGAATGGGTGTCTTATATATCTCATTTGCGGTGTAATGTTTGGATAAAACCGTGTCATATAACAAATGATTTGTTTTGTATTGAAATAATAAATGACCTAGACTTTCTTGAATTGCTTTATTCCATAATGTGGTCTTGTATTTACAGAGTTCGTGTAAATTGAAAAAAGAAAAGATGATTAACGAACAGCATTCGATTTCTTCAAAATACATAAGAAGGGTAGATGGTTCAATCTTTTTTATTCTTATATATATAAGTTTGTCCTATTTATGTCAAAATCATCATTGATAACATATGAAAAAGATATGAAAGGCGGCGGCGGTGGCAATAGCCCATTGTCCTTTATTTTCTTAGTATCCTACATCGTATTGAAATATCCCATCAAATACGGTATATTATTGTCTTTGTTTTCGGTTATGATTATGTTAATAAAACTCACGTATGAATATGCTTGTAAAACCGTTACATATATCATTAAATTTTTCACAATGATATTGAATCCAGGAGATTTGGACTTGATTATTTTTAAATTGCCAAATATCTTTACGATATTCATGGCATTTTTAAACCTATTTATTGGAATGTTATACGCTTGTGTGGCGTTGATACTGTTTATTGGATTGGGTGCGGTATCATTGCCATTTAATATGATTTTTGGATTATGATTTTTGGATATTGCATTTATTTAAACGAAGACTGGTTTGTTTGTTGTCGTATATTATGAAAGAAATCCCTATTAACGTTAGAATAAAAATAACAAGCGCAATTTGAATGACATATAATATATCCAATATGGGCTTTTGATTTTTTTCTACCTGAAGCGACGGTTGTTTGAAATATGAATAATATTTCGAGGTTAGAACCAGGCCCGCGAAAAATAGTAGCACAATGATAATATAGTTGGTGTGCATGTTATTGAGAAGGATGAATCCGAAGAGAATACATAACGAACGAATGATATCATAGATGGGATTTTCGATGAGTTTGGATTGGGTATCCACGATATTGATGGAAAAATAAATGATAAAAAATAGTATTAAGTATCGGATATTCGGATTTAATTGAATAATATATTGATAATTACACCCCAAATAAGGAGACAAGAAACTCGAACAAAACAGAATCATCACGAAAAAGATGCCGCGGAAGGTTAAAAAGATATTATTGTTTTGCTGAAAATGTTGCGATTCTTTCAAGGAACCAACATCATAGGTGTACATTATATTATTCAACTATTTGTTTTTTGATTTATTTTTATATTTCTTGGGGGGGAGTTTGGGCTTGGCCTTGGGTTTGGCCTTGGGCTTGGGCTTGGGCTTGGCCTTGGACTTGGGCTTGGGATTAGAAGGAACTTTATTTGTGCTATTCTTTTTGTTTGGTTTTTTCTTCTTTTTAAACATTCCCTTTTTGGTGGTATTTTTTATTTTTGTTCTTACATCATCTCTACAATTCTTATTGTATTGAATCAATGTATTCATTTCTTTTTTAGCTTTTTCCATAATCTCTTGCATGTCTTGTTCATTAAACATATTCCCATTCTTAAAGGTTGGAAAAATACTTCCATCCTTAATATGATCTTGTATCATTTTATCGGGGGTTGAAAACGAAAAATTGGGTTGAATCTTTTCAAATATACGGGTGTATTGATCTTCTTCAATCGGTATATCAAAAGAGGTTTCATCGTTCTCATAATATAGTTCATGGCTATTACCGTCTTTTTTCAATTGGATGATCTGATGTTGCATATATATATAACAAAATAAAATTGAAATGAGTGAACGGATTTAAATACAATGACATAACTACTTGTATTATGCCGACACTTCATTCTTTGTCGAAAACGTTTATCGATGAAATTGCGAAACATGAACAACTGGACATTCTCGTGGATGTGGTGGGGGTCTTTTTCCCGCGGGGGGAATTGGTTCCCGAATACAGTGGCGAGGTGTTTCGATGGATTCAGTATAAGTATCATAACGAAGGACGTAGTCCATGGAGTGACAAAACATATGATTATATGTGTGAAATCATGAAAGAGTACTACAATATCACGGTAGACGATGTGGTGGGCGCGGAGGGTGAGGGTGGAGGCGCGGTATCCTTGCCTATATTCATGGGTTCGATGAACAAATATAAAACGGAAAAAGAGATTATGTTATGGAAACAAAAATATAGTGGTCCCTACATTGTTTCGGCAAAGTTAGATGGGATCAGTGCCTTGTGGGTGCACGGTAAGGGATTGTTTACGCGAGGCAACGGAGTTCAGGGACAAAATATCTCGTATTTGCTCCCTTATTTGAATATGGGCATGGAAATGGGCATGGGAAACTGTCGGGGAAAATGCGTGCGCGGGGAGCTTATT